AGAATCCGTGAGTCGCTGCGATGTCACGCCAGGCAGGCGCGAAAATGCGCCGTTCGCACACCAGGCGGCTACCCCGGACATCCCTCCGCCGTCAGTGGCTCCATTCCCGCCGAACATCACCAATGGCATCGGATCACTCGTGCCATTCACAGACGACTCCAAGAGTCCCGCGAAGCAAACCATCGCAATGGTGCCGGAATAAGCGTGGAAGAGCACGTAGTCGTTGGTCAACTTCCAGCCGCCGGTGAATCCGTTGTTGGCGAGCGTAACGGACCAGTAACTGCCATAGGCATTGGCGTTCCCCCGTCGCGCCTCGAAGGTGCGCCAGTTCGGGTTGCCAGATGTGTAGTCGAAGCGGAACGTGGTCGGGTCGGGGATAACTATCGTCGCATTGTCACCCCCGGTCGGCGCCGCGCACATCCCCTTGTTCGATTCCTCGGTGGTCGGAGAGTACAGCTCGAAGGCGCGCATCACGAAAGCTGTGTGCGGAGACGCGACCTGCCGATGGATGGCAACGTAGAAGTCGATGCCCGCGCTGTTCGCGTCGTCGCCCGTCCCGGCGCACTTGAACACGTCGACGGAGTAGTTGTTGGACCCCGACTGCCCGCCGCCGGTGCCAGCGGGCACGTTCTCGACGAAGGACCAGTTCTTGACGCCCGAGCTGCCGCATAGGTCTTTGAGCTTGTCTGAGAGGGCAGCGCTCGGGGTGTCCGTGGTGTAAGCGTCCTTGGACCAGGCCATCAGCCATCACTTCCTATCCAATACGTCATCTCACGCCTCCTTCATCGCGGCCAGCGGGAAGTGCTTGCCGGGGCAGGAGGTCGAGTTGAGCGGCATCTCAGCCTGCCAGTGGATTCGTCCGCCCGGCGTCGAACTGCGCCCGCGCCCGGTTGAGCATCTCCTGTGCAAGACTCGCCTGCGATGCACTCTCGGCAGCCTTGTCCTCGTCAAGCATGGAGAGGTCGCCTTCCGTCCAGCCGCCGCGCCTGAGCGCGGTCTTGAGCGGGACACCGGCTGCGACGAGCCTACCGACCACATCAGCCTCGGCGGCGGGCTGCACGGTGCGCACGTCTTCCCACACGCACTCGATCTCGTGCGCCGGTACATCGCGCCCGTTGAGCGCGAGCGCGTAGGAGGCCACGTCGCGCCAGCAGGCACCAAGACGCTCCTGATACTTCGCAGCCTTGCGCGCGAGCGGCGTCTCCATCGCCACGAGCGCGTCGCCTGAGATGTTGCCGCCCTGGGCGAAGAAGTAATGCGCCGGAGTGCGCGTGATGCGCGCCATGGCGTTGGCCCAGTGATCGACTGCCTGCGTGAAGTTGGCCAGCTCGGTCGCACTGAACTCTCCGACCTGCGTCGACTCCGAACCGTCGCCGTCTCCGGCTGGGATCGACCAGATCTCGTTCGGCGCGTTGCGCAGCTGGGATACGTCGGCCTGCGAGATGATGTAGCGCTGTTTGAAGGCCCCGAACTCGGCCGCGACCATCATGTCGGCGATGAGCTTGTTGACCGCGTCCTGTGGCTCGGTCGCGTTCTGCAGCTCGCCGTAGATGCGCCGCACGCGGCTGCGGACGTGGAACACCGGGATGCGCCCGGTGTCGTTGGCTTGCTCATCCTCGAGCGTGAACCCGGACGCGCTCTGCACCTGCTCGGTCGCGCCGCGCGACACGTAGTGCTCGAGGCGGTCGGTGTAGTAGAGCGTCAGGTGACGCTGCCCGCCCTCGTCATACCACTTCGCAGCGAAGGCCGGCGCGCGCGGGTTTGACTTGTCATAGGCGACCGTGCAGACGCGCGGGTCGTTGTGGACGACGCGGGTCAGTCCGTCCTCATCGCGGCCGACTATCACGAAGCTCTCGCCGCAGACGGCCACGTCCTCGGCCACGTCGTCGGTCTCGATCTCAAGGTGCTCCTGCTGCCAGATCGTGTCGAGCACGTCTTGAGCGGCCTGATCGGTGCGCAACGCGAAGCCGGTCAGCGCGAGCCGGTCGACCAGCGAATCGACCACGGTCGCGCACCAGTTCTCGCTGAACTTGGCGTCGATGCGCGCGAACGCCTGTTGCAGGCGCGCGGTCGAGTAGCGTAGCGGCTGCTCGCCGTCGTAGTAGGCGAACAGTCTGTCGATACGCGAACGCTTCGCGCTCAGCGCCGCGAAGGCACGCGCGAGGTCTGTTTGGGGTGCGGCCACGGCGTAAGTCTCCCTCTCCCACCGGCGTGGGTCGTTACCATTCATCCCTGCACAGAGACGGCGGCGCGCTGCGTGCGCTTCACCATCAGTTCTGAGAGCGCCCAGACGAGCGCGTCGACTCGGTCGGGCGAGGTCTTGTCGTCCTGCGGGCTCCAGGTCGTCATCTGCAGCTCCAGCTCTGGGAAGACGCCGACGTGATGCACGCGCCCCTGTTCGTACATCGCCGCGACCGGCTCGGCCCGCGTCGCCTTGCCGCGGCTGGCGCGCACCGCCTTGTACGGCACGGTGGCCCGCACCGCCCGCAGGTTGCTCCTGATGAGGTCGCCGCCGTTGTTCACCTCGCCGATGACGCGGTCGGCGCCGAGCACATCGTACTGGGCGATCGCCTTGCTAGCCCAGCCGAGCGGCGAATAGCGGCCGGATGCGTCGGCCAGTACATAGGCATGGTCGTCGACGCCGAGGCCGGCCGCGACGATGCCAGTCTCGTCAGAGTCGGCGCTCGCGCTCACGGCTGGGTCGATAGCGACCACGACGCGGCGCATCTCAGGCGGCCTCGCGACGCGGTGGCCGTCGATGAGCGCGTTGCTCCAGAGTGCATCGGTGAGCTCGTCGATGAAGCGCGCCTCGATCTCCTGCTCATAGGCTCGGCTCGTCATCGTCGAGCGCAGCGCATCCAGTTCGTCGGCGGGCAGGTAGGGGTTGGCGGTCGATGCGAAGCGCCAGCTCGCCCAGTCGGGATGGTCGTCACTCTGCCCGAGGTCGTACATCGCGGCGAAGTCGTCACGGCCCTTCGGCGTCGAGAGGAACCACGCGTCGCCTGCGTAGTCGATGAGCGTCGGGCGTATCACCATGTCCCACACTTCGGCGAGGTCACTGACCATGGCGGCCTCATCGACGATGACGCGAGCGTAGCGGCGTCCGCGACTCGTCTCCGGCGCGTCCAGCGACCAGAACTCGATCACGCCGCCGGTGATGAGCTCGAGGCGTTTCTCCTGTTCATTCTTCTGGGTCGTGACCGGGGCGAGCGTCGCGCGCGTCTCGCGCCACAGCTCGGCCAGCATCTTGTAGGTGGGCGAGTACCACCCCACAGGCTTGCCGGTCAGCGCTGTGTCGGCGGAGAGGCGGATGCCGAAGCGCGATTTGCCGAGACGCCGCCCGGCGCAGAGCACGTTGAACCGGCGGCGCTCGTCATATACCTGCTGCTGGGCCGGGTGAAGCCTATTCAGCCGGAGGTGGATCGTCCTGGTAGGTGACAACGACCTGCACCTTCTGTTCGCCCTGGTGCTCGACCTGCACGCGGTCGGAGTAGCTGCGCGGCTTGAGCTTGGACGCGGCCCACTTGAGCGTATCGACCAGGAGCCGGTCGCCGATCGGGTTGTTGCCCTTGCGACGCGCCACGGCGATGGCTTCGTCGGCCATCGCGTCGGCCTGTAGTTCGCGAGCCCGTGCGTATTCCTCCGAGAACCCAGGCAGCTTCACGGCCCACAGCCTGATGGTCGATTCACACGGCATGCCGGGCGTCTCTGCGATCTCGCGCAAGGTCTCGCCGTTGGCGACGCGCTTGCAGATGCGCGTGCCGAGCGCGGCGTTGTACTTGGTGGGTCTGCCGGGACCGCGTTTCTTCTTCTCGGCCATGCTCACATCCTCTCACTGGAGCGGCGCCGCTTCGTACCCGGCGGCGCACGGTGGACGATGTAGCCCCCACGCGGCGGCGGGCAGCCATCTATCACCCAGCCGTCGCGGCGCATCTTCTGGATGTGCTTCCAGACCGCGACGCGAGCATCTGCCGGCATGTTGAAGTGACGCACCGGGTCGGCGCGCCCGCCTACGCGGCTCGCCATGTACTCGGCCAGTAGCCGCGGGAACGCGCCGTCGAGGCGCGGATCGTATTCGTCGCGGCGCTGGCACGGGCTGCACAGTGGACCGCGGTTGTCAGATGCGAGCACGCAGCCACAGGCGACGCAGAGCGCTCTCTCACGCAGAATCCGCCGCGTCGGCCGCGCTGCCTCGACATGAGCAGAGAAGACCGAGCGCGGCGGGTGTTGGCGCGGCTTAGGCACGCAGCTCACTTGGGCAGACGCGTTCGGCGTAGCGCTCGCGACCACGTCGGTTGCGGCACTCTTTGCATGTCCGCGAGAGTCCATCGCGCTCGGCTGCGTCACGGACGTAGAAGTCGGTCGACGCCGGCAGCTTGCGGTCGCAGAGCGGACAGCGCTTGGCACCGAAGAGCAGCAGCTCGAGGTCGAGGTCGGTCCAGGCGTCGGCCTGTCGGCGTCCGCTGGGGAAGTTCGCCACTCTCAATCACCCTCTCTGGCGTTGCGCAAGGCGGTCTCGCGGCGTCTTGGCGCGTCCTGCGACTCGGGGAGCCTCTGCGGCCTCTGCGGCGCTCAGACGCGCGATTTCGCCGGTGATGGTGCGCAGCTGTCCGCTCGGCCTGCCGGTGCGCGCCCAGTTGACCAGCGCGGTGAAGTCGTCGACGCTGTCGACCAGGTAGGTCTCCACCCCGCAGGCGGCGCGTCGCTCGGCGGCGGCGACCTGGTCGAGCGAGACACGTCCGGCGCGCGTGCCGACGCTCTTGGGACGCTTGAACTCGACCAGGTACGTCCGTCCGCCGGCGTGCAGCACCCCGTCGGGAAAGCCGCGCGTCGTGCCGGAGCCTTTGGCGCGGCGCTGGCCGACCAGCTCGAGCTCGACGCGCATCGCCTTGGCGATCTTGCAGCAGGTGGCGACCAGGTCGGATTCGATGGTGTAGCTCACGAGCGCACCCCCCGCAGCAGGTACCCGCCGCCGGGACCGGACGAGGTGGCGATGTCATAGCCGTCGCGCTGCAGCTGCCTGGCGGCGGCTGAGACACGCTGCCGCGAGACGTGGTAGCCGAGATCGTCGAGCACGTCGTGGTAGGTCACGGCCAGACCTGGGGTGCGGAGCATGGTGCGCAGTAGGGCGTGGCGGGCACTCATTCGTCATCCTCCCCCGCGAACTCGTCCCACCAGTCGCACTCTTGGCAGGGGTTGTAGATGTTCACCCACGTCGCGCTCAGGCACTCAGGCGTGCCGGGGTCGTAGGGACAGTGGATGTTCTTCTCGGCGCTCACGGCTCTCGCCTCTTCCAGAGAGGCGGGTTGAAGTGGCAGAAATCGTGAGCGTTCACGTCGCCGTTACAGATACATATGAAGCCGCAGTCCTCAAGCGAGCCATACTCGCAGTTCCCGCAGCACTTCAGTGCGTCGCGCTCTGCCTTCAGCATGTGACGCTCTGCCTCAGCACAGTTCCTGCCGATTTCATATCCAAGCCGTTCGGCCTCTTCCATGCGGCCAAGTAGGCCGTCCTTGGTGAGGGTCAGGCGAAGGTCGGCGTTTTCCGACAACAGTTCGTCGCGCTCGCGCTCGGCCTTCTCCGTCGTGAGGTTGCCGGCGAGCACCACGACGTTGATGCTCATCCGTGCCTCCATCGCAGCAGGTCGACCTCGGACTCGAAGACCGGGATGCCAAGGCGCCCAGCTTCGGCGATCTCGGCCGGCCCCCAGAGCTTCTCTGAGTTGCAGACGGGGCAGGTCATACCGGCAACCGTGTCTGTGCGGCGGCGGCTTCGATGCGGCGGCGGGCATACTCGAACCACTGCTCGTCAAGCTCGACGCCTATGAAGTCGCGGCCTAGCTCGACGCAAGCGACGCCAGTTGTGCCGCCACCCATGAATGGGTCGAGCACCACGTCGCCAGGCTGCGTGTGCAGCTGCAGGAAGTGCTTGACTAACTCGACCGGCTTCGGTGTCGGGTGCTGGTCGGCAGACGGGATAATCTTGCGGATGCCCTTATATCCGGGCCGTATGATGTTCTCGACCTTGTCGGACTCGTCATACCAGCGGCACGGGCCACCGGGCTTCATGGCCACGAGTACGGTTTCGTAGCTGCGTCGGTAGTGCCAGCCCATACCCATCGGCCCCTTGTCCCAGACGACCATCTGCTTAAATTCAAGCGCGGACCCAAGTGCGAGTGACCACTTTGCGAACTGAGGGTCTGGGCCGCCGCCGCCGCAGCAGCAGCAGCAGCAGCAGCCTGCTCCTAGGAGCCGCCGGAAGTGAGGCAGCGCGGCCTCGAATACCTCGTCGGCCTCAGACCCGTCGTTGGCGATCGCGCGAGCCTCGCCGTGCGGTCCCTTGCCGAGTGCTGCCTCCCGCCTGTGGATGAGGTCGCCGTTGTTGTTGTTGTTGTGGCCGTAGGGTGGGTCTGTGAAGATGAAGTCCACCGACCCGGCCTCCATCCCGGCCATGACCTCGAGGCAGTCGCCGTGGATGACTTCGAACGTCACGCGCGGTCCTCCTTCAGTCGCTCCACACGCATCACGGCCGCCGTCTTCTCATCCATCCACTGGCCGTTGAGACGC